CGGCGCGATTGCGTTGCATTTAACCGCTCGTACGACGCAGCACCACCGTCAACGGCTCGATTCAACTGCGCCTGTGAAGCAGCGGCCTGCGCCTGGGCAGTCGCCAGCTCCTTAACCGTCTGCAGATACAGCTCACTTCCGCGATCAAGGTTCCTGATCCGCTCGGTCAGCTCACTGACGCGCTGCGAATCGCCAGCAATCGTGTCAGGTAGGCCAGGTAGGCGCTCGGACGCGCCATAACTACGCGACAGCGTGGCGCCCATGAACGCCTGATTGGCGGCGATTGTATTGAGGCGGCCTTGGTTGAATGAGCCAACAGTCTCAACTTCGCGGATGCGGGTGAGTGTCTGCAGGTACTCTGCGGATCGGAAGTTGAGGTCGCGCAGCTCGCGCTTGAGATCCGCAGTCTGATTGGCAATTTTGCCAAACGTGTTACCAATCGGTGCAGCAAGAGCCCTGTTTAGGTCTTTCTGCGCCTGCTCCGCACTGCGGATCGTCCCGGTCAGCTCGCCAAGCTGCTGCCGAACACCGGCAATATCTTTGCCAAGCAGCTTCCACGTGTTACCACCTGCTGCTGCTTCGCTTTGTAGCTTGGTTAGCGCAGACTCAAGCGCTTTAAGCGAATTAGCAGAGGTGCCGCTCTGCTGGGAAAACTCAAGAACCGCCTGCCGTACTTTGCGCAGTTCCGAGTCTGCGATCGGCGCAGCCTTCTGCAGGTCGTTGAGAACCCTGCCAAACCGCTCGACAGGCGATTCAGGGCCAAACTGCCCGAGCCCTGCGTCGCCAATCCCGCTGTAGTTGCCGCTTCGATAGGGCGGCGCAATCATTGCTCCGCCAGCGCCTACCTGCACCTGCGGTCGATCGCCAAAGCCATCGTTGCGGCGGGTGGCTATGTCGCCAGAAGCGTAGTATTGGCCGATTGCACCCAGTTTTGCGTCACGGCGCGATTGCGTTGCATTTAACCGCTCGTACGACGCAGCACCACCGTCAACGGCTCGATTCAACTGCGCCTGTGAAGCAGCGGCCTGCGCCTGGGCAGTCGCCAGCTCCTTAACCGTCTGCAGATATAGCTCACTGCCACGATCAAGGTTCCTGATCCGTTCGGTTAGCTCACTAACGCGTTGTGCGTCACCAGCTAATGTGTCAGGCAAGCTGGGTAGGTTCGCGGATGCGCCATAGCCACGGGACAACGTGGCACCCATGAATGCCTGGTTGGCCGCGATTGTGTTGAGCCGACCTTGCTGGAATGAGCCAAACGTCTCAACTTCCTTGATCCGCGTCAGCGTTGTCAGGTACTCGTCAGACCTGAACTTCAGTTGCTGGATTTCGCGCTTCAGTGCGCCTGTCTGCTCTGCTAGCTTGCCGAACGTGTTGCCAAGTGGTGCATTGAGAGCCGAGCTGAGAGCTTTCTGCGCCTGCTCAGCAGTACGAATGGCCCCAGTAAGTTGGCCAACCTTCTCGCTAATTCCCGCGATGTCCTTGCCAAGTTGCCTCCAGAGCGGGCCGCCTGCGCGACTCTCGTTTTGGAGGGACTTCAGAGCTGCTTCTTGTGCCTGAAGCGAGCGAATAGAGGAGCCAGTGGCCTCAGAGAACTCAAGGATTCCCTGTCGAACCTTGCGTAGCTCCCTATCAGCAATCGGCGCAGACTTCTCTAGATCACGAAGAGACTTGTCAAACCGATCAACGCCCTTTGTGTCAGCTTCAACCTGAAGCTCAAACTTGATCGTCCGCTTGTCGGTCACTGTGTCGCAAGGGACTACCTGACAGTCTATTTAGACATTCGCTTGCATAGAATCCCCAGCGCGACGCGCTCGATTGCGCGCATCTCGGCCAGCAGCCGCTCAGGCTCCTTTACGCCCGTCAGCTCAAAGTACCACTGCATTGTCTGCTTGTTATAGCCAATCGGCGCACCACTCATGCCCGCATAGTTCCATTCGTTCAACATCAGCAGCGCCATGTTGAACGCTTCCCAGTTTTCTTCCCACACCTCAATATCCTGCGGTGGCTCGTCATCGCGAGGCGGGAGGATGACCCCAAGAGCCTTAGCGTCATCCTCCGCAGATTCACCTGAACCCGAGTCCGAGTACAGCGCCTCGGCCACCTCAATCAGTTTTTTTCGCGCGCACCCAGCAGCGAGTCAGTAAATGCCTGCGATGCACCAATGACAAAGAACTCATCCTTGAGCAGCTCGTCCAGCTCTTTCAGAGAGAACGGAATAGGCTTGCCGTTTTCGTCGGCGTAATTTTCCCAACCAACAACAGCAGCACGCAGGAAGTCAGCATCGCTCTTGTAGCTGCTGGTCTTGCCGGCCTCTTGTCGCTTGAACTCCAGCAGCATCTCTTCAACCTGATAGTGGCCGCCATCAAGCGGAGTCTTGATCTTGGCGGGCCACTTATAGGTTCCGGTGCCAGCAGCACGCTTCGTAAATCCCATTGCAGAGTGCAACGTAATGCCCTACAGGTTAGGCAGCGGCGATGTCAGCGATTGCAGTACGATACCAAATCAAATAAGACTGCACTACTACGCCATCGGTAGCAGCCAGCCTGAAGTCAGTGCCAGCCTCCCCAATGTCGATCGCCAGGCCGCCAAGCGTGAAGTCAATCTGACCGCCCGTTGTTGGCATGATTCGCTTGTGCGCATCTTGCAGAATTGGATCCGCTGCCTGATCGGGAACATCGGCGTGAACCAGTACCATCACGCCAACAGTGAGCTTTTTATCAACCTTGCACGACGACGTGCGCTGCTCAGGCGAATCACCTTCGGGCAGCACAATGATCGCAGGCATTTCATTGCGCTGCACGGCTTCCAAGCGAGAACGAAAAACGCGCCCAGAAACACCAGTAGTGCTTCCAAGGCGCGTTACGATCTCCGCAAGAATCCTCTCGCGGATAGAATCAGCCATCAGCTAAACACAAGGAAGAAGTCGTCGTTTCCGGCTGCGCTAGGGATGGCAGTGATCGGCACGTTGATCATCTCCGTACCCTGATCGCGCGAGTAGGTCGGCTGGCCAAGGTCAACGCGGGGCACCACAAGCCCAACGCGATTACCAGCAGTGCCACCCTGCACAAGCGAAAGCACGCCAGTGGAGGTATCCGACAGCGAAGCCTCAAACGGGTTCCAAGTAGCCATCGTGGTGGCTTCCATCATCACGGTCCCGCTGGTCTGACCGTCGATGATGTCAACGCGTTTGCCGCAGCCGATCAGCTCACGGTAAACAACCTCGTTGCCAACATCAAGCGAAACGCTCTGCAGACAGGTGGATACACCGAAGAAGCTGAAACCGCTAACGACATCAGACTTGAACACCACTGGAGTTGCCTGATTAGCGTAGGCCAGCGTGTAAGTGGACTGGGCCGTATCGGTCGGAGTCGAGTAGATGCCTGTCATTGTGAACGACAAGCTGGGAATCTCGCCGAGCGTCATGCTCAGCGATGCAGTACCACGGCAGCCCAGTAGCACGTGCTGCACGCCGTCTACGTTGTAGACGATGGTGCAAGACGTATCGGCAACACCGTCGACGATCGAAATCGGCTTGAACGACACATTGCCGCCAATGCTGTAACCGCTGCTGGCGCCAGGGGTAAACGTCGCAGTGGTTCGCTGAACAGTCGCGACCTTGCTGGTGCCGTTGTAAGCGGTGATGATTCCAGCGCCGCCCGAGCCAGTGCCACTCGTAATTGAGATCAGCTGACCAACGTAGAAGCCATTGATGGCTGACGTGCCAGCGGCGGCAAGGGTGATGCTTCCGGCGGCGCCAGCCTGCGCAGTGCCGGTCAGCGCAGAGCCGGTAATGGTCTGCGCCATGCCGCAGGCGCGGAGCAGATCGGCATAGGCAGGCGCAGTACCAGCAGTGCCGCTACCGGCAAGCTCAACGCTGAACGTGATGCCGACCTGGCTGTTGACGACAAGGTTTTCGTAAGCACCACGGTACGGACGCAGGATCCGTCGTTGCGTTACGCCGCCGCCAGCGGGCTGGCTCAGCTCAAGATCATCGTTGATGAACAGCGCGTTGCTGCCAGTTGGCGAGCTGTTGACGCCGTAGGAGCTGCCTTCGGTCTTAACCAAGACCAGGCGCTGTTTAGAGCGAAGGGGCATCGTTCAGGGCCTCAGTGGTGGAGCTGCGCGACGCCTTTGCCTTCGCAGGCGCCTCTGGTTTGGGTTCCTGCTCGGGAGCGCCAGCATCAGACGCCACGCGATTAGCCTCCCCGGTCTGGGGATCAACCACGTAGATGCCGCCGAGTCCGTTGGTGTAGTCCATGCCCAGAGGCTAAGCATCAAAAGCCGGGGATTTTGGTGTAGGGGCCCGGGAGTACGGGATCAAAGAACT